GCAGAAATCGCCGGGCTGGGCGCGTCTGGACGTGCCCAGCACCGTGCAAATTGCTGTTCACGCCGAAATGCTGCGCCGGACGGCCAACCACGAGATCGCCTTGAAGACGGCCGATTTTGTTGGCGATAGCATTGCCAATGTCTGCAACTATCCGCCGCACCTGGTCAGGCGGAAAGGTCAACTTGGCGGAAGCTATCTGCTCTTTCGGTCCATAAGCCACGGCATATGGACTGAACGCTGGTGCGGCAGTCAGGACGACGCATTGCACATGGTCGGTTCGCATATCGCAGACAGTCAGTATCTTGAGGCGGCGGGGTTCTATTTTCTCAACATCTCGACCTTGGCTGATTGGGCGCTGGATCGGGTTTTCGACCTGCAAGGCATTGAAGGCAACCAAGCCGAGGCCCCGAAATGAGCGCGCCCTTCGGCCCCCTTCGCTTCCTGCGCAACCTCTTGGCGCCGGCCACCCAGAAACGCCAGCTTGAAGCGGCAACGGCGGGCCGGCGCTGGCAGAGCATCGGCGGCGACATGCGCAGCGCGATCCACGGCGGCGCCGCCATCGTTTCCACCCGCGCCGCCCACTACGCCATGAACAACCCGCACGGCGCCAGGATCGCCCAGACCCTGCCCGATCAGATGATCGGCCACGGGATCAAGCCGATTGCCCAGGTCGAGGATGAACACAACCGCCGCGCCCTGCACCGCGCCTTTGCCGCCTGGACCGACCGCGCCGACGCCACCGGGCTTTGCGACTTCTTTGCGATCCAGCACCAGGCAGCCCGTGACATGGTTGTCATGGGCGAAGCCCTGTCCGTCTGGATCGACGCCCCGGACGGCGCGCCGCAGTTGCAACGCCTGCATCCCGAACAACTCGACCGGACCTATACCAGGGAAATCTCGGAAAGCCGCTATGCGATCCAAGGGGTGGAATTCGACCGCGCCACAGGCGCGCGGTTGGCCTACCATATCCGCCCCGGCGCCGGGTTCGGCCATGGCGGGTTCACCGCCGGCCATTATGCCGGAACCCTGCCGCCGGTCCGCTTCGAAGCCCGATCCGTCATTCACATGTTCCGCCCCCTGGTGCCCGGCCAGGTGCGCGGCCTGTCGTGGTTCGCGCCGATCCTGCTGACCGCGCATGAACTGGACCAACTGTCCGACGCCCTGCTGGTGCGCGCCAAGGTCGCGGCCCTTCACGCCGGGTTCATCTATGACGCGGACGGCACCGGCGGCGGCTACACCGGCACCCAGTCGGGCGATACGCTGGAAGTCAGCCTGGAACCCGGCACCATGTCGGTGATGCCGCCGAACAAGCGGGTCGAGTTCTCGGAACCGCCGGACAGTGGCGATGCCCCGGCGCTGGCGGCGCATACCTTGCGGGCCATGGCGGCGGGTGTCGGTCTGACCTATGAGCAACTGACCGGCGATTACAGCCAGGTCAACTATTCCAGCCAGCGCGCCGCCATGCTCGAATTCCGCCGGTTCTGTGAAGCGGTGCAGCATCACACCATCGTTTTCCAGTTCTGCCGCCCGGTCTGGGATGCCTTCATGCGCTGGCAGGTGATGCAGGGCAATGTTTCGGCCCGCGACTATCTGGATCCCGCATCCGGTCTGCTGATTGCCAAATGGCTGCCCCCAAGCTGGCCATGGGTGGATCCGATGAAAGACGCCAAGGCGGCGATCCTGGAAATGGACGCCAACCTGCGCAGCCGCGCCGATATCATCGCCGAACGCGGATATGACGTCGAAGAGATCGACCGCCAGATTGCCGCCGACGCCACCCGCGCCCAGCGGCTGAACATCAACCCCGCAACCGATAAAGGGCAAGCCGATGCCGCTTGACATGCAGACCCGCGCCGCATTCCGGCCCCGCACCCTCGACCGCAAGAACCGGACGGTCGCGGTCACGCTGTCCACCGGCGCCCCGGTGACCCGCGCCGGGTTTGACGGGCCCTATACCGAACGGCTGGAAATCAGCCCTGCCGCCGTCGATCTGTCGCGCCTGCCGGTGTCGGTCCTGGACGGGCATCGACAGGACAGCGTGGCAGACATTCTTGGCACGCTGGAAAGCGTCACTTTCGAAGACGGCGCGATGGTCGGCATCGTCAAGATATCGGCCCGCTATGAGGCGCTGCTGGATGACATAGAGGCCGGAATCATCCGATCGGTGAGCATCGGCTACACCGTCCAGACCTATGACGACCGCCCCGGCAATTCGAGGCAGAAGACCCGCACGGCAACCAAATGGACGCTGGTCGAGGCCAGTTTCGTTTCGGTCCCGGCAGACCCACAGGCAAGCGTAAGGAGCCAAGACATGACGACCCAGACCACCCAGGCGGAACCGACCGCCACCAACACACCGCCGCCGGTGGCCACCGTGACCCGCGCCGAAACCAACGCGGAAATCCGCGCCCTCGCAACCACCCTGAGCCTGCCGCAGAGCTTCACCGATGGTCTGATCGACCGCGAAGCGACGATTGATCAGGCCCGCGCCGAAGCCATCGCCCAGATGCAGACCCGCGCCACCACCACCGGCCCCCGCGTGACTGCCATGCACCAGATCGACAACCCTGCTGCGCTGGTCACCCGCATGGGTGAGGCACAGTTTGCCCGCGCCAATCCGGCACACGCCCCCAGCGAGGCCGCACGGCCCTACATGGGCATGACCACGCTGGACATGGCCCGCGATTGTCTGACCCGTTCCGGCGCCAGCCTGACCGGCCTTGCCCCGGCTGATGTGATCACCCGCGCGCTGCACACCACGTCGGACTTCCCGGCGATTTTTGGCGACACGGTGAACCGTTCCTTGCACGCTGGATACGCCGCTGCGCCTGATACCCTCAAGACAGTTGGGCGGCGCACCACGGCGCGCGATTTCCGCGCCAAGACCTCGATCCAGATGGGCGAGGCGCCGACGCTGGAAAAGGTGAGCGAGGCCGGCGAGTTCAAATCAGGCACTATGGCCGAGGCCAAGGAATCCTATGCTATCGACAGCTATGGCAAGATCATCGCATTCAGCCGCAAGGCCATGGTCAACGATGATCTGGGCGCCCTGACCGATATGGCTGGCAAATGGGGCCAGGCCGCTGTCGAGTTCGAGGCGCAGTTCCTGGTCAACCTGCTGACCCTTGCGGCGGGCGCCGGACCGACCATGGACGATGCCAAGGCGCTGTTCCATACCGACCACGGCAACCTTGCCGGTTCCGGCGCTGTTCTGTCGGAAACAACACTGTCGGCTGCGCGCCTGGCCATGCGGACCCAGAAAGGGCTTTCGGGAAAGCCGATCAACGTGACCCCGAAGTTCCTGATCGTGCCACCGGCGCTTGAGACCACCGCCGAAAAGTTCCTGGCGACGATCCAGCCGCATAGCGCCACCGATGTGAACCCGTTCGGGGGAAAGCTGACGCTGCTGGTCGAGGCGCGTCTGCCGAGCGCGACCCGCTGGTATGTCGTGGCCGACCCGGCCCAGGTCGAAGGGCTGGAATACGCCTATCTGCAAGGCGAGGAAGGCCCCCAGGTCGAAACCAAGGCCGGGTTCGAGGTTGATGGAATGCAGTTCAAGGTTCGTCTCGACTTCGGCGCCGCGTTCCTGGACTTCCGGTCCTGGTACATGAACCCCGGCGCGTGAGGGGCTGACTGATGGCTGACCTTGCAACCATGCTGGCCCAGCTCGAAACGCTGCGAGAAGCGCGCGCCAAGGGTGTCCAGCGCGCCCGGCTGGGGGACGAGGAAGTCACCTACCGCCCCGACCCCGAACTTGCCGCCGCGATCAGCGACCTTGAGAGTCGCATCACGGCGGCACAAGGGCGGGCCGTGAAAACGGTCCGCTTCACTACCTCGAAAGGTTTGTAATGGCCAACCGCCCCGCCCTCAAAAAGATTGAAGAAGCCGCCAGCGATCTTGGTGTGCCAAAAGGCTCTTTGCGGACGGCGGCGGAACAGCACGGTCTATTGGTCTACATCGGAAGGGCTGTTCGGATTGATCCAAACGATTATCAGGAGTTGATCAACGTATGCCGAGGAAAGCCGCAGGGGCGCGCCTCTATCAGCGCCAAGACACTGGAATGTGGATCATCCGCGACACTGGCCACTCCGACCGTTCAACAGGCACACGCGACCGCCGCGATGCTGAAAAAAGGCTTGCGGGATACATCGCCGGTAAAGGTGTCGTCACCGGCACCCGTCGCCCGGATCGGTTCAAAGTGAGCGAGTGCCTTGATATCTATGGGCGCGAACATGGCGTGACTGTGGCGGCGCCGGAGCGCATCGGGTACGCCATCGAGGCGTTGCTTGGTTTCTGGGCTGACCTGACCATTGCCGATGTGAAGGGTGAGACGTGTCGCCGCTATGCCAAGAGCCGGGTTCGCCTGTTCAAGGACGGCACCACCAAGCCGATCAGCGATGGTACCGTGCGGCGTGAATTGAACGTGTTGCAAGCTGCCATGAAGTATTGCCACAAGGAAGGCTATGTCACGGCGGCGTCTGTCGTGACCCTGCCGACCGCACCCGAGAACCGTGACCGATGGCTGACCCGCGATGAAGCGGCTAGGCTGATCTGGTCCGCCTATCGTTCCGACCGCGGCAAACATCTGGCGCGTTTCATCCTGATCGCGCTGTACACCGGCACCCGCAAGAGCGCAATCCTGCGGCTGGGATTCATGCGCAACACTGCGGGCGGATGGATCGACACCGACAAGGGCGTAATCTATCGGCGCGGCGCGGATGAAGCTGTGACAAAGAAACGGCGCAAGCCGATGAAGCTGACGACGCGGCTCTTGTCACATTGTCGGCGATGGGAGCGTCTGGGACGCTGGCCGGTGGCCTATGAGGGCCAGCGCGTAGGTGACATCAAGACCGCCTTTGCCGCCGCCAAGGAAGCCGCTGGCCTGCCTGACATCATGCCACACACCCTCAAGCACACTGCGATCACTTGGGCCATGCAGAAGGGCCTACGGATTGAGGATGCAGCCGAGTACTTTGACACCAGCGCCGAAACCATCCGGCGGGTTTACTACCATCACAGCCCTG